GAGTAACGGTCAATAACCCATCCTCAAATTCAACTGATCTAACTTCCGTTTCATCTGAGAGCGTCCAAGCTCTGGTGAAAGATCGCTGAGCCAGTCCTTTGTGGACATACTTTGTATCGGTTTCTTTGTCTTCTTTTTGTCCTTCGACAAAGAGTTTTCCATCTTGGGTGTAGACATAGACTTCTCCTTTTTTAAATCCAGCAAGAGCAATTTCCAATTTGGATTCAACATTGCTCACTTGAACAAGATTATATGGGGGATAATTGGAAGTTGTTTCGTGAAGTTTAAATACACGATCAAAGTATTCATCCATTCCAATAGTATTGCGATTAATCCTTTCCAATAAGGCAGGAAGATCCGCAGCCTGATATTTCATAAGGTTAGTCATTATGGTAGCTCCTTTTTAAAGCGAGTTTGTGTTGTGTGGACCCTTTCGGCGTCCACTACTAATTATACAAGAAACATAAAAAAAGGGAGTGTTGAACTCCCTATAAAATCATTCGGTTTCCTGAACCTTTCCTTTTTTACCAATATTATATTTCTGCTCTAAAATCCACTCACCCTTATCCCGATAAGAAAGAACTTTAATCTGATTAAGTGGTGCAATATCAGCAATAGAGTCCTGATTTACTACAGTAATCAGACCCCAATCTGATAGAAGACGAGTAATTCTGTTTCTCCTCTGAACATCATTTACTGTCAGATTTGCGTGTTTTCCATCAAGCGCAAACAATTCTTTAAAATGAACAAGATAATATCTACCTTGCTTGTGAAGAATATGGCAAGATTGATAGAGTTTTCTTTCCTTTCTAGAAGCAACTCCGATACGAGTCAAAGTTTCACGTACTTTTAGAAAATCATCAGGTTCATTTAAGATTACCTCCACCATCATATTAGGTGACCAATTAACCTGTGGTTCAATAGAGTTTGTCATTTTGTTCCGCCCTTTTCAAGTCTTTTTTTGATAAATTCAAGTTGTTCTTTATTTAGTATTTTCAAAGCTTGGGATGCTTTCTCATTACTATAACCATAGTATTGTTTAACGCATTCTAAATCTTTGACTTTATCTTTTCGGATCCAGGGAGAAAATCTCTTCTTTTTCCTCAGACTATTTGGATAAAAGAAATATTGCATATCCTTGGGCAGATGATGATTCATATTCATCTCATTCGCAAACATAATACAGTCAATATGACCAGAAAGACATCGATTAACAATATAAGGCGCATATTCCTTTATAGTAGTCGGATCTTCTTCGGTTAAATTATTCTTATTAAATGCTACGGAATCAATCCAATCCTTCAGTTCGTATTTCATAATTAAACAATAACAATTCTTTACGTTTTTTCTGTTCTCTCATATATTCACCAACAGAACGCATCGTATAAGTTAAATCAAACTCTGCGGCGTTCCATTGAGAATCAGTAAATCTTTCTTTCACCAACTGATCAGAATTATAACTGACTAGCATATCCATATCATTAACACCGCAACGAGCAGCGAAAAGATCGTGATCAAATCCTTTATGCATTGATCCTTTATTCCCATAGAGATTATCCTTAATATCATAAGGAGGATCGAGATACATAAAAGCATTCCTATTGCTGTCCATTATAGCATCATAAGAATAGTTAGTAATTCTCCAATGCTCAATTAATTTAGAATACCCCTTTAATTTCTCAATACCAGATTGAGAAAAATTGCTACTAGATGCTTGCTTGGAAAAAGAACTTGATTCTGTCAACCCACTGAAAGAGCATTTATTAACAACATAAAATGCCACTGCTCTATCAAAATTACTATAATCTAAATCATTGATTATTTTTTTACAAGAATTAAAAAGATTATTGGCAAGAGTGGGATTATTATGAGATGATTTGAACTCGGACAATTTATTGGAAATATCATCCCCAAACATCTGGAGTTGTTGCCAAAAATTAACCAAAGGTTCATAAAGATCATTTACCCAAATCTTAAGATTCGGATACTTTTTGGTAATATGAATTGCTACAGAACCTCCTCCCAAAAATGGTTCTCTAAACTCTGCATAGTTACGAAGATCTGGGAAATATGGATCCATCTTAACACAAGCACGAGACTTGCCTCCAGGATATCTTAGAGGAGTCTTGAGTGATTTAAGTGTATTTGCCATTACGTTATTAACTTGCTACTCGGGGTAATTAATTTACTAAACATTTTGGAATATTGCTCAACGATTCCTTCGTCTGGTTCAGCAATATAAACAACAAATCTCATATTAACAGTTAGAGATTTATCATTTTTACTTTGTAAAGGAGACCAAGGGGCAAATCCAATAGACCCAGATGATGTAGGAACTGCAACGATACTATCTTCAATAGTAATGGTTTCTTCAGTTTCACTCAACACAGTCGCAATCACATCTTCACCAGAAGACATTCGAATTAATTTTACACTCATTTTTTAAAATATATCAACGTTATATTTAGAAACAATTATTCAAACTCACTAATTCTATTCTTACCCTCAGCATAGGAAGATAGTGGTTGATATGGAGGAACACAAGTTACAGAAATAGAAGAAGATTTAGTTGCCTCTGCCATCTTACGATACCCAAGTCCAACATAAATCTGACCACCAACTACAGCAACTGCCATAGCACCCCAAAAAATATAATACCAACTAGATTTAACTTGATGTCTAATCATTTTCCGTCACCAATTCAATGTCTTCAAATTGATCCGATGTAATTTCGTGAGGTCCAATCCTGTACCAATAATCACCATCCTTTTCTCCAAGATATTCAATATCATAACATTTATTTTCACGCATCCATGCTTGAAGACGCATATGCTTAAGTTCTTTTTGAGAAATCATTTGAATTCACACTCCACCATAATTTCAGTTAGTGCTGCTAGAAGGTTAATTTCCTGATCAGCCACGAACGCACATTGGTATTGATACTTAGCAATAACAAGAACGGCAGCAGGGATAGATTGGGGTGAAAGGCAATCATAAAAGGAGTCATAAATCCTGCGAAGTAGAACAGGAGCATCGTTGTCCAGGTTGGAGACCACCCACTTACGGACTTCTGGGAAGTTCTTATCTTTGAGGTTCTTAATGAGTTCATTTACTGAGACGTCTGAGAAAGTTGCAAGAATTCCCGAGTCAATTTTACCCCCCGTAGAATACCTTTGGCATTCGTTGAGGACCCTTCTGAAGTCTGGGAAGTGTTTTGTAACAAGTTCTGCAACGACTTTTTCATCGTACTCAATCTTTTCCGCATCCAAGATTTGGAGGACTCTTTTGAAGAAACTTCCTGCAAGTTGTTGCTTCTGTTTCCCCTTGATTGTGAAGTCGATGACGGCACATCGGGAGTGAAGGGGTTCGATGATTTTGTTCTTGTAGTTACAAGTGAAGATGAATCGGCAGTTGCTATAAAATGCCTCAATATTTGCCCGTAGTAGGAGTTGTACGTCGTTTCCTGTGTTATCTGCCTCATCGATGATGATGACTTTGTGTTTAGAAGATCCCGTAAGTGAGACGGTCGAAGCGAAGTTCTTTGCTTGGTTCCGTACAGTATCCAGGAAACGTCCTTCGTCGGATCCGTTGATGACATAATAATCTGCTCCTAACTCATTACATAATGCTTTTGCGATTGTGGTTTTACCAATACCAGGAGGTCCTGCAAGAAGGAGATTAGGAATCTCACCTTTCTCTACAAACTCCTTAAAAGTTTTTTTAGTATCATCAGGAAGAATACAATCCTCAATTACTTGAGGACGATACTTTTCCACATAAAGAAATTCACTTGTCATCATTAAGTCCAATCAGTTTTTTCAAATAAGAATCTGGGACAACTTCCCACCATTCATTCCCATCAAAAATATACACAGTGTATGTATCCTTGTCAAGGAAGAAGTCACCTTTTCGGTATTTCATACCCATTCAGGTTTGCGTTGCGGCATACGAAGATAATTAGATGCAACCCAAGGTTTGGATGCGATATACATCTTGTAAGCAGTAAAAGTGTCAATGCTTGTGTCAAGTTTATACTCATTTGGCATAGCACGGGCAAATGGAGTTACTTCAGTAATCTTACCTTTAGGAAACAAGTAGAAAGCATCTACAAGTGTCTTATAGCAAGAATGAGTTTTATTATACCTCAGGCAGTATTCATCAGACAAGTTCAGTCCCCACTTAATTAACCAGTAGGCATTATGGATACTTTCCATAGCCCACTTGGTGCAGGGATGATTGCGGAATGCTCCTTTATCGGTTTTATATGGGGTTCCATCTGCCTTAGGAAGAGTGCCGTATCCGTGCCCCCACTTTTCCGATGCCACAATAGAGAGCATTTGGCAGCACTCTAGTGGCATTTTAACTACGTGCTTGTCGGGAAGACAAATAGCACTTTCAGCAGGCCAAGGAGAAGTAACAAAGATGTTCATCAACCAAAAGTAGAATCAGGCTCCAGAGCAATATAATAAGTCACATCAAACCCAGTATTCTTGAATCGTGACAAAAGTTTAGATGAGATAACCACCTCATAGTTGCCAGGAATAATCTTGATATTCTCAACCTTAAAGTTGAAAGTAAATACCTCATCAGTCTCACCAACAACCACAGAGAAGTCGTTAGAAGTATCGTTTTTCTTATCACGAACAACCAGTTTTACCACACCTGCTTCACCAACCACAGACAGGTCAGGAAGTTGATACACAGCAGCAGCCTTAAGGAGTTTATCAAGTTCTTTGGTATCAAGAAGGAAACAAACATCTTCGGAAGGAAGGGCAATAGATTTATCTGGAGGAGTTACGATTACATTTGGGTCTGCAAAGAAATATTTGGAGCGAGATTTACCTTCTTTAATAACGACATATCCATCATTATTAAAATCAAGTTCAGCATTCTGATGAAGGTTAAGACCGTTTAGAAACTGATTAAGGTCATAGATACCAAAATCCTTAGGAAGTTCTTCTTCAATGTTTGCCTCTGCAAGGATGTTTTTCATCACAGAGATAGTGCGAAGAGACCTACCTTCTTTAAACAGAATGGATTGATTAATCGAAGAAAAGTTCTTGAGAAGAGTAAGAGTTTTATCAGAGAGTTTCATAATAATCAGCGAAATTCAGAGAGACCGTTATCTTTGCGGGTGTAATGCCCATCAAAGTGAAGAAGTAACATAGCATAATGAATGACTTTCATCAAATCACGCTTATTACGCCCATCCTTGTCCCCATAACGAGAACCATACTTCAGGATGTTTGCCTGACAGAAACCTGCTGCCAGTTTTTTTGCTGCCATAAGGTCAATTGTTTGAATGTCATCATAACCAGCCTCATCCCCACAATAATGACCGTGATAGGTGCTAGTTACATAATCCTCAATATCCTTAAGGATTTTATCTTCGTTATATTTCCAAAGATGATTTTTCTGTTCAGTCATATTAATAGTAAAAGTTGATTCAATCATAAAGAAAGGGAAGGCACTTTTTTACCTTCCCCAATTATATCAGTTTGTTTGCTTCTCGTCAATGTATTCTACAGTCAGTTCAGTTTGAACTGGCATCTGGAAATCAGCATCAACTTTATCATAAAGTTCAAGGAATGCTTGCTTGGTTT